GTTGTGAAGGCATTCGTTAAGAAAGAGACTGCTGTTAAGCCCAGCGATCCTCGCAACATCTCCCAAATGCCTGAGAAGCTGCAGTACTCATTGTACATGTATGCATTCCATGATGGGGTCATGACCAAACAGGACTGGTATGCCTTTGGTAAGACCCCAGCCGAGTGTGCCCAAAGGGTTTGCGACGTTTTGGAGCGCGCGGCCCACTCGGCTCTTGCGGACGGTTCTCGCTTTGATGGTCACGTCAAGCGCCGTGCCCGCATTCTCGAGCGTATCATTATGTTGCGTTACTTCCGCCGCGAGTTCCACGCGGATTTGAATGAGAAGATGGACGCACAAATTGCCCTTCCCGGAGTTACCACCGAGGGGCGCCGCTACTTCACTGGCTATGGCCGAGGGAGCGGCTCGCTTGAGACTTCTGACTTCAACTCTGTACTTAGTTGCTTTATTGGATATGTAGGTTGGCGTGAGACCACTATCAATGGCACCAAGTGCACCCCTTTGCAAGCGTGGCGCAAGAAGGGCATCTATGGAGGAGATGATAGCCTGGAAGGCGACATTGACCCTAAGGCGCTGAAACGAGCAGCCGAGTTGATGGGCCAGGACTATGAGATTGAAGTCGTACCTCGAGGCGAGATTGGCGTGAATTTCCTGAACCGCCAGTTTGGCCCCGACGTCTGGACAGGAGACCAAAACTCCTGCGCCAACCCATCCAGACTGCTGGCGAAGCTCTGGGTGGGGCCGGCGGTGCTCCCGCACCCGCTGGTCCGCTTTGCGGAACGCATCTCGGGATATTACAGGATGGATAGGAATTCGCCTGTGATTGGTGCGATCTGCCGCGTTGCCCATGAGCTACTTGGGGAGCACATGGATGGAGTGCTGATGCCGTGGGACGGTAAGCACTCTTTGGAGTCAAACTGGCCGAATGAGGATTCAGGCTGGATGGGAGAAGTGTTCCGGAAGAGCATCCCAGACTTCCATTGGGAGCGTTTTGAGTTGTGGATTGAACGAATCTGGGAGACTCGAGACGCTGAGTTGCTTCTTCAAGCACCTCTTTGCACCTCTGCCAACGTTGAGACCCCCGTTGTTAAGCAGACGTGCGTTGTTGGCGATGTTCTGCTGACTCCGGCGCCGAAACCAAGTGCCGATGCCTTGCCACCCAAGGACAAGATGGAACTTGATGGCTCAGAGACCAATCCCGTTGCTGAGGTTTGGAAGATTCCGGAAGCGGAACTCGATGAGGTGTTTGATTTTTCCCCTGAAGAGCGTGGATTTGCTGAGGAGAAGATCTGCTGTTGCGAGCTGGGGTTGTGTTGCACAGTGGATCACACCAAGCCATACAGGTATCGATCGAAGGCGGGCGATTTACGCCTTCGTGACCCTGCTACTTATGTACCAACTCTCATCCCGGTTGAGGTGACTGAACATGTCCCCTTAGAGGTTGAGAGTGCCGCGAAGCTTATTCCCATTGTTGATGAGAAAGGGCGGCGTAGCAGGAAGGGCTCCGGACCCACAGAGCCGAAGACCGAGGAGAAGTCCCCGGCTGTGAGTGCTCCGAAACCGAAGTTGGACCCTCGCACTTGGAAACCGCGGCAACAGCGTGAGGGAGAGGCCCCTGCGGAGTTCAAGGCTTACTTGGTGGAGTGGACCAAGAAGCGAGCCAAGGTGGCAAAGCGCCTTGGCGTGTCCCTAAACTGAGCCCTTTGGGGACGGCTTTGCAAGTTGAGCCTTAATCAATTTGCCTGAGGGAGTTGAGTTGGAATCTTCCTACCGTTTGGGTCGCACCCACAGTTCGAATTTGTTTTACAACTGGCTTATTAGAATCGATGAGCAACAACAACAATGCTACACCTACTGGTGGAGGCCGTGGTCGGAAGCGCGGTCGCCGTAGTGCAGCTCCTGGTGGCAGCAATCCGCCGCCTGCAAAGAAGCGCAAGACCCGCGCGAAGCGCCGAGAGGCGAGGAATGGGCGCGCAATGACCCAGCGCGGTGAGCAGCTCACCGGCAAAGGGAAGACTCGTAACTCAACCACCAATCGAACTGAGATGGTGATTGAGGAACAAGAGTACATTGCGGAGGTTACACCTTCCGGGGAACCTGCTTTCGCGAATGTCGCCTACTCCGTCAACCCGGGGCAGGTGGGAACTTTCCCTTGGCTGAGTACCATCGCCAAGAACTTCGAGAAGTATGAGTTTGAGTACCTGGAGTTCATCTACAAGAGAGAAGTGTCGGAGTATGCTAGCAACGGGCAAACCGGCAAGGTGATCCTGTCATTTGAGACAGATGCCAGCGACGCGCCGCCTACGACCAAGACCCAGATCGAGGCGACCGATCCTCACGAAGACGGGATGCCGTGTGAGAATTTTGCGCTGAAGGTGCCTCAATCCATGCTGTGCACTCGCATGGATGCGCACTATGTGCGCCCTGGCGCACAGCCAGCTGGGACGGACATTAAGACCTATGATGTGGGCAACTTGAATGTCGCAACCATTGGCACTGCAGCCAACACCGCCGTGGGTGAGCTGCATGTCCGCTACCGAGTTCGCCTCTTCATCCCCGTGATTGAAGGCACCGGTGGTGGTGGGAGTGGAGCTCCCGGAACTTCCAAGGTGGGTGCTTGGTTCCAAAGCTCCTCAGCTGAAGCCTCAGGAGCCACTGGTGTGGCCACGAAGCTGCTGGCGGCGACTGCGTCGTCGAATGGCCCAGGAATCGTTAACACATCCGGGTCGTTTGTTCCTCCTGCTGGAAATTGGCAGATTGATGTGGACATGGTTATTGGGTGGTCGAGCAACAATCCGACAAAGGTTGAACTCGACGTGCAGAAGAATGCAGCCACTGTGTATGCAGGAGCTGCTCTCCACCCTACCACGACAGACACTCCAACGGAACCGGCCAACAATCAGCTGCACGCCAGTGTCATGGTTACTGCCAATGGCACTGACGCATTCACGTTTCTCTACACGCAAACTGGCGGTGCCACTGCCAATTCGTGGGGATCCGTGAGGTGGCTTTCTGTCTGAGAGACAGGCCACGCGCCTCCAGACCCGGGCGCACTATAAATGGAGGGCAGTACTGGACAGACTGAGAAAACCCGGAGTGAGCTGGTGGGTCGTGCCACCGCATGTGTTGGGAAACATGAATAGCTTTGGTGATCGTCTGACTTTGCACCGCAATAAACGGTAGGCTGTACCAGCAGCCCCATACCTTAAACTAAACCTACCATAAATATTTAGTATGGC